CTTCGTTCGAAAGGCTGTCGCAGATGATCTCAGCTGATACCGTCATGTTACCAATTCCCGCTCGGCTCGAAGCCAGTAATGTGTTTCACAAACGTCGCCATATCTCGTCCGAGATTTAGCTTCGTGCTGTCGTTAATCAGTTCCGCAGACACCTGAAGCGTAGGAATGTGCGCCTCGGATGGGTGTGGATCGGTCGAGACATCACGCCGGGGATTAAAGACGCGCACGACGTGCCCGCCGCGCGCATAGATCGCTGCGGCCTCGTTGGGGAAACGCACATCAGTGATAAAGATGCGAGGCTTATAGCCAATATCAAAATGCGACAGCGCCATCTTAACCCATAGATCAGGGTGAACCATGTCGCGGCCCCATTCGGTGCCTAGCGTTTGTTGCAGTTGTCGGGCTGTCTTACCGTCTAGGAGTTCGATCGGCGCCTCTTTCAGATTGCCGTAGACATGGCGACGGGCAAGGCCTTGAGTCATGCCGAGGTTCTTCAAGATCATTATGGTGATCTTTTTGATCGCTTCAGCAAACATCACTTGCCGAAAGTACGGCGCCCAAAAATTACGACGGTAGGCGCGGAAAGCCGTATCCTTCCCGTGTGTTTTCAACCCGGTGATACCAATTAAGGTCGGCGGGAGATCACGAGAATGTTTGATAGTAGTGGTAGCAGCAGGACCAGCAGGCGGAAGAAGTCGGAGCATAGTTGTCACCATCGGAGGAACCCCTCCCCTTGTCGGGGAGGGGCGTTGACACAGTGTCATTCAGAATGACACCTTACTTCTTGAGGACGGCGCCACCCTTGTAACCGGCGCGGTCCGCAACGGGAGCGCGCTGGGGGACGGTCTTCTTCGGAGCCGCCTTCGGAGCCGGTTTGGTCTCCTCGACCACCTCGACCTCCTCGACGTACTCCTCGCCTTCCTCCTCCTCCTGGGCCGGAGCCGACGGAGAGAGCGCCTCGTACTCGGCGCGGTCCATCCAGTCGATGATCGTGAAGGTCGGTGCGTAGAGCGTACCGACGCCAGCGATCTTGAACGACGACGCACCAATCTCGACGACCGGCAGCTTCGGACGACCGTCCTCGTCGGCGTACATCTTCACCTTCTGGAAGAACTCCTGGATCAGCTTCGCCATGGCACGGATGCCGGACTTGCTGCTCAGGCCGAACTTGTACGTCTGACCCGACGCCGGATCGGTGACGACGCTCTCGATGATCTCGCTCCAGCCGCCAGCAGGCGAACCGTCAGGACGCTTGCCGTACGGGCCGTGATCCGTGAGATCGGCCTGCGAGGGGATCGGCTTCGGCGGGAAGATCGGCACCAGCGAGCGGTCGACCGGCTTCTCGTCCTTCCAGCAAATCCACCCACGCTGCCCCGACAGAATGTCGACGACGAGCGCCGAGCCGTGATCGATGGGCTGATCACCGGCCTTGTAGTCGCCGGTCTTGCCGGAGAACTGGAGGAAGCTACCGAGATTGTACTCGGCGCCAATTTCCTTGGCGATGCCGCCGTACTGATCCATATCGCTCAGCGTGACCAGCCCGACGTTCTTTGCGTGTGCTACCAAATCTTGTGACATGTTACTTTACCTCGTCTGTTTTCATCGTGATGCGCAGCTGGTCAAACGGAGCACCTTCGCGCGTATAGGGCTCCAGGTCGATACCATCAGCCGCCATGGCTTTGGTATCGACCACCTTCCGTCCCTTCTGTCCGTACCAGGATACTGAATAGAGGGGTGTCTTGAATTTCTTCGTGCCGATGTTGGTCAGGAGTTCCTTGACGTTTTCCTTCGTGATCTCGAACTGACGTTCGGCGTGTTCCTTCTCGGTCTTGGCCTCGTTGTATTCGTCGATGGCGGCGTCCATCAGAGAGACGTCGAGCGGATCGGTTTCAACGGTATCGAGCGGGATCGCAGCAACCGTGGCTTCACCACATGCGGTCTTCCACACACAGTGCTTACAGCCGCCGTCGAGCTTGCCTTCGGGGACGATGTCGAGCGGATTTTCGATCGTGTAGATTTCTTCGGCGCGCTGGCGCCCTTGCTTGTAAATGTTGGGGTCGAACTTGGTGACGAACGGTGTGAAGTGATCGACGAAGGATGCGTTGACGTAGAGGATGATCGAGTAAACGGGCTTGTGCTTGGTCTTCTCGCGGATCAGGCCCAACTGCATTTGGGTCTGCCCGAAGTGCTTTGCCTTCTCCTCCTCCAGCGTGACGCGAGGATCGATGGACTTGAATTCGAGAACGATGCAGTCGGCTTCGAGGTTGTCAATTTTAATGACACGCTCGCCAGCACGAATGACGAGCGGCTTCGACGGATCGAGGCCGACGATCAAGCCGTCCGGCGTTGCCGACGCGCGATCGGCAATAAGCGTCTTCTGGCCCTTACCGGCGAGCTTCAACTCCAGCGTGTCGGGGAGACCAGCGGTTATGCCGGGAACCAGAAAGTGGTTCTCGATAATGTTGCCGCGTTCCATACCGCCCCAGGACACTTCGTCAGGGTCCTTCTCGAAGCCATACGTCTCGCCGAGCTTGTCGAACCAGACAGCGCGCATGCAGCCGAAGACTTCGGAGGCGCCGACCGTCGTATTGCGATCGTGCGACCATGTCTTTTGGTTGCCCGCCATGTACTTGTTGAAGATGGCGTCGAAGTCGAGGACTTGCTCAGACATGTTTGGCTGCCTTATATCCTGCGACGAACGCCGCGATGAAGTAGCGGAACTGAATTTTGCGGAACTCCGCCGCGATGCGGTCGGCATCGGGAGAGCTAAACCGCCGTGTCTTTGCGGCCTCGTCGAGTGCGTTCGCCAATGTCGGCGCCGACGCCTTCGTCAGCATTTCGGCTTCCATGTCCGAGAACAGGAGATCGATATGCTTGTGAAGGTCCCGAACGGTGAGGCCGGGGATCACTTCGGTGTCGGGGTTGTCGTAGTTTGGCTCGCTCATGAGTTGTATGTACTCTTTGGCTCACACCGTGTCAACAACGATGTCGTTTTTGGTTAACGAAAACAGGCGAACTCGCCATGAAGGTTTTTCGCCGCATTGCAGTAGGCGGCATGCGCGTCTTCCTCAGTCCAATACAAACCCAGAGAGATGCGTTGGCTTTTTGCAGTAATCATCGCTCGCCATTTTCCGGTAGAAGCATGAAACGTCACGCCCTTTTTTGAGGACCGCGTGCCCGCGCGTTTGGTACGGTTCATAATGTTTTGTCCGTGTGAAGCTTCGCGTAAATTACTCCAGCGGTTATCGTCTTTGCAGCCATTTTTGTGGTCTATTTGTAATTCTGGCCAAACCCCAAGCATGTATAGATAGGCCAAACGATGCGCCAAATACAATTTCGAATCTACCCATATCTGCCGGTGCCCGGAACTATCAATAGTCCCCGCCTTTTTACCAGCATTACGGTTCAACAGACGGATGAATTCTCCGGTCTCTGGATTATAAACCAGTACCTCTTTCAACCGTTCTTGTGTAAGGGTAGACATCAATGACACTCCGCCCACGTACGTCCTAACTTCGAGTCCGCTTCGACGGGGCACGCGAAACCGAAGCTCTCGCCGGAGAGACGCGCCGCCTCACAGCACAGGTATGCGAACTGCTCCGGGTTGCTGTCGGTGCGCACCATGTTCTGCAACTCGTCGTGGATGAAGGCCTGCATCGTGAAGTCGCCGTGCCAGCCGTGCACCATGCCTTCGTCGAGCGCGAGCAGTTCGGTGAACACCGCCCAGCGCTTGGCGATCAGCGCGCCGTCTGATTGCAGACGCGTGTTGAGAGCCGAATACGAATTGCGCACCTTCAAGCGCCCGCCGTCGAGCGCACGAATGTAACCGGCCTCCGCTTCCTTTTTGATCATGTCGATGGCTTTGCGGAGAGCAGGCAAGCCTTCCATGAACTGCGAGCGGATGAGCTTTCCAGCCTTCAACTGCTCCGCGTAGGAGCGGAGCGGATAGGCCGTCCAGCCGAGCTTCCAGTCACCGGCGCCGTACATCAACGCGTAGAGCAGCCGCTTCGCAATGGCGCGGCTTTCAACGCCGGTCTTCTCGTAGTTGTACTGGTGAGGGTCGCCAGACAGCACGACCTTGATCAACTCGCCGCCGTCGAACTCCGCGCACAACGCCGCGAGACAGCGAAGCTCGATGCCCTTGAGATCGACGCCGACTTGTGTCCAGCCTTCGGGAGCGAAGAACAGGCTGCGGCATTCGTAGCCGTAGCTACCTTCCCGCCCGTACAGGATGCGCTTGCCTTTCTTCCCGTCAGGCAGAATGATGTCCGCCGTTTCGACAGACGGCACCTGCGCAATGTTTGGGTGACTGTGCGTGCAGCGCCGCGTGACGGCGCCGCCCGTATTTGTCGACGGATGGATCAGCCCGTTCTCGTCGACTTTCTTGAGCCACGCACCGTTGCCCGTCTCGATCATCCCGAGCAGCTTCTGGATGAAGAACAACTCGGCGAGAGACTTGGCAATCGGAATGTGCTCAAGCGTGCGCAGCACGTCGTCGTTGACAGACGGCGCGCCCGCTTCGCTGAACTCGGAAGGAACCCAATCGTGCACCGTCACGAACCGATCGACGATGTTGTGACGGGAGCCGGGATTGAACTCGACGCGCTTGATAGGGCAGAACGGCGCATCGGGGTCGCGCTCCGCCGTGAGGAAACCGGTCTTCGGATTGATGCGTGACTTCATCGGACGCTTGGGGACTTCAACGTCGCCCCAAAAGCGACGGCTGTTGTCCTCACCGAAACACTCACGCGGCTTGTGATAGACGCGGGGCTTCGCATCCTTTTTCACAGGCGCATCCCACAGCGGTCCGATCTGCCACTTCGCTTTCGGCGCGTACCAGTGCCCGTAGGCTTGCTCAGCCTCGACGAATAGTGCGTCGTAGTCGGCGCGGAGTTTTGCTGCGAGGGCCTTCGCTCCCTCCACGTCGAAAGGGAAGCCGTTGTCCTCCATGCGTCCGCACAGGCTGTGAATGTCGTGCTCCAACTCGATCACGTCCGTGTTGGGCAAGTCTTTCAGGCACGCGTGCAGCAGGACCTCGTTGATGTCCACGTCGAGGTCGCAGTAGTCGTCCATTTCCTGGTTCCACGCCAGCCACGGATCAAGGCCCTTGGCGCGCATGTCGGCGTCGTAGCTGCCCTTGTGCATGCCCAGGCGATAGCCCCAGGCCTCCAGGGAGTGCTTGCCGATGAGCGAAGCCGGGAGCTTGCCGTTTCGGGCGCGCACGTAGTCGGACTGCTTGATGTCGGGCGCGATGATGCGCACGAGCACAAGCGTGTCCGTGACCTTCTTCGGCGCAAACCAGGGGAAGACTTTCTTGATCGCCTGCACGTCGAAGCGCACGACGTTGTGACCGATGATTTCATCGGCCTCGTGCAGCATCCGCACGCCTTCCTCGATCGTGTCCTCGGTGTCGTTGCGGCGGAAGCGATAGCTCTTGCGCGTGTCGACGTCACGAATGTTCAGGCAGTGTATCCGGTCCAGCTGGTGGAGCAGACCATTTGTTTCGCAGTCAAACAGAAGTCTCATGAGTTAGCTCCAACAGTTTCACGGCTTTATCGTATTCAGCCTTTTGCGTTGTTAGATAGTCGACTTCCTTATAGATCGCGCGGCGTACCAGATCGACAATGCTTATATTTTTCCACGCTGCGAGTTCTTTCGCTTGCTCCCATACATCGTTCGGAAAGTTAACGTAAAGCTTGTGTCGCCCGTATTCAGGAAGTTTGGAGAAGAACTTGAGCCCTTTTTGTTGTCCGCCTTCTGTGATGAGTCGATGGATGCGTCTTTTGTCAACGCCTGTGGCCTCTGATGCTTGTGTAATCGAAGCGTATTGCGTGTACTTGTTTGTTTCGATGTCGAGGGCTATTACCGGAACGCGTTTACGCGAATGATATTTGTGGCGGCGCTTGGTCATTTTTATTCACGCGAGCACGCATACTTCGAGCCGCGCATTGTGACCAAAGCGCGCTTTCCGTTGTAATAAGTGATGATATGCGTGTGGCTCCAAGTAGTGAGACCGCCGCGATTGTAGAACATATCACGCTTCGACGAGTGTCCCGCCATATAGACACCATCAAAGATACCGGCGCTGTGCTTGTCCGCGACGTTCATCTTCGCTGAGCCTTTTGCGTACGCCTTCAGCGCGCCCTTCGTGCCGTTGACACCCTTGTCACCGTGAACCGCACACTCGATACGCCCATCAGCGATGCGGAAAGTGTCAGTCTCTTTCAGGAAGGTGACGTGATCGAGCATAATGTTAGGGGCGGCTTCCTCCATCGCGTACGGCACGACGTTGAAGTCTTCGTTGCCCAGACGGATAGCGTCGTAGCACGCTAGCTGTAAGCGAAGGAAATACTGCGCGTTGATCGGGTCGGCGCGGTAGTCGGCAGTCTTGAGCCAACGTGTCAGCGCCCGGTCGTGGTTGCTGTCGACGACGATACACTCGCCCGTCAGGCTGTTCGCTGCGGCGAGGAAAGACGCCGCGTTGCGAAGCTCTTGTTCGACGCTATCCGTTCCCTCGACGTGCATCTTGTAGCGGAAGTGCGGATCACCGATGTTGTGATGATTGCGACGCCGGAAGTCTAATGTGTCGTGGAAAAACTGATAACGCGGTGCCAGACGTGCTGTTAGATCGGTACCATCAGACGTCGAGGCCCAATAGCCGTCCGCGCTTTGTGTGATGCCCCAGGTGCCAGCAGCAACGTCGTCGTCCAGCTGATCCGGGTGAATGTCACCGTAGGTGATGGCCTCGACGGGAATTTCCGTCGAGACTTTGCCATGCTCAACGCAGACGTCCAGATCGTGGAACGTGCCGTCATTGTCGGCGATCAGATGGCGGCAGAAGAAGTCACCGTCGCTGTCGATCTCGACGATCACCGCGCCGTAGACGTGATGGAAATGGGCCTTGAGGCCTGCCTTCGACATGGAGTAGTTGGGCAGCGTGACGCAGCCGGTCGTCATGATATGCTTGGGCTCGACGTTCATCGTGACCGGCACCGAGGTCAGCTGAACCTTCGGATGCGGGAAGACGCCCCACATGTTGTGCGTGTAGCCTTCGAAGCCGGAAAGCGGAGAGACGGCGGTCGGCGCGATCGGGACCTCGGCACAGAACATCACGCGGTTAGCGATGTTGATGACGCTGTCGGTCACGAACAAATCAATCTCGGGATCGTAGGCGATGTTCTTGTTCTTTGTCTTGCCGTTCTGGTAGTGGAACCCTGCAATGAAAATGTCGGCGCCGATCCACTCAGCGTAGGCCGTGAGGTTATCCCAAAACGGGCGCCAGATCGGCGTGTTCGTCTGTGCCGACGTCAAGATCACACGTGTGACGCCGGTCTGCGGGCGTTTGATCTTGCGCAGGTTCGACACCGCCGCCGTGGGTGTGGCGTAGTCCTTGTCCTGCATCGCATACAGGCGATCCTGCAAGGTGGTACGCGCGATGCCGAGCTTCTTCGCTGCCTTGCGCTGCGACCCGTACTTGGTCATGGCTTCGAGGATACGGGCGTCAGACAGCGTGTTTTTGGTTGACATCGTGGAGAACCTTGAATGCGAGGAGAAACTGGGCACGCGAATAGGCAGCGGACCAGGGGCGAATACGGAGCTTGGCAGGACCGGGGAGCGCAATGACATTGCCGCGCCCGTTGACGATGGAAGGATCAACCAGGAGAGCGTCGGCCTCGCGCTGGGCGACGAACTTGTCGATCAGGTGAACCTCTTGTGCGATCTCTGCGTCATAGGGCACGCGGAACGCCTTGCGCAGCTTGGTATCGAGAAGGGCTTCCTGTTCCAAATAGTCGGGAAACAAATGCTTCAATGGCGAGGGGATATCACCCAACAACCACTCCGGCCCGTCGTGCATCAGGCCCCAAAACTTGGCGCGGGGAGAGCACAGCCGGGAGACCAGTACCGAGTGCTGGGCAACACAGTAGTGCTCGACGTCTTTCTTCCACTGTCCGTGCCAGCGGACCTGGGTGGCGAGCCCTTGGGCGATTTCCTCAATGTCGAAATCGGGCTCAGCGACGAGGGGGAAAAACTTCCGGCCCTTACACGTCTGAACGTAAATCTGATCTAGATTTGACATTGGTTTGCTCATGACAGTTGTAGTACCAGACGTTAGTTTAATTGACAAGCGCTTTTACGCCAAGACGCTTAACGTGCGTGGCTTTGCGAATGTTCTCCTGGCGAGCGTCGAGCACGTGCACCATAACTTCGTCGATACTGTCCTCGACGACGTAACGGATCACCTGGATGGGGGTCTCTTTGTCCACCAGCCAGACGCGCTCCTCGGCCTGATCCATTTCGGATGGGACCCAGGAAAGCTCAAGAAAAACAACCATATTAGCCGCAGCCAGATTGATCGCCTGCCCGGCTGCCGTGATGTTGCCAAGGAAGATTTTCACGTTGGGATCGTTCGTGAACGCATCCACCGCCGCCTGCTTCTTCGCGGCGGAAATGCCGCCCATGACGAGCACCGCAGCGTCGCCGAAGTAGGTTTTGGCGGACGTCAAAACGTCGCGGTGATGGGCGAACACGACGATCTTGCCTTCGGCTTCGACAAGCTCGTCCAGCTGCGGCAGGATCATCGGCAGCTTGCGCAGGGCCAGTTCGCGCCGGGCGGAGGAAAGGGGCAGAACCTCGTCGTCGTAGGGCTGCGGGTGCTCCTCGTCGTGCTCTGCCGCGACGTCCGACAGCTGCGCGCCAAGGCGGATCATGGCGTCGAGCTTCTCCAGGTTCTGCGAGACGAATGAACGCTCGGCATCCACCAGGGTCTCCAGGCCCTCTTTGGGCAGCACCACAGTCGAACGGAACGGCGGTATCTCTTTGGCGACGTCGGTCTTCTCCCGCCGTACCATGAAGCGCTTGCGCATGAGGAATTGAAGCTCCTCCAGGTTCGAGGCGCCGTTCTCGTCCCACTTGCCGGCTGCGTCGTAGTCAGCGGCACAATAGCGCTTGACAAAGGCCCAGCGGTTCTTGCCGAGGCCGTTGGGATCGCAGATACGGCAGATCGTCCACAGGTCCTTCGGGCGGGTGAAGATCGGGGTGCCTGTCAGAAAAACCGTACGCTTTGCCGGGATGGGACCCTTCGACTTTTTAGAGGGGGAGGTCTCTCCCAAAATTGCGAGGGTACGCTGCGACCGCTCACCCTTGAGGTAGTGCGCCTCGTCGATCGTCAGTTGGTCCCACTGCCGTTTGCGCAGGGCGGTCTCGTGCCGGGTGACGATGTCATAGTTGATGATGACGACGTCAGTATCCGGCAGGAACGGGCCATCAGCTACGCCGATGGTCAAATAATTCGTGTCCCACTTCGTGTACTCCCGCTTCCAGTTGATCTTGGGGGTGGCGGGGGTGATGATCAGGTGGCTCTTGACCTTCGAGGCGTTGGCGATGCCGATCGCCTGCATGGTCTTGCCCAGGCGCATCGAGTCACCAATCAGGACCTTGTCACGCTGGAGCGCATAGGCGATGCCCGCCTTCTGGTAGGGGCGGTACTCCAGGCCTTCCGGGGCCGGGATTTCAATGTCGGCGTCGAGGGCGGTGGATGCTGCGATATCAGCGTGGCGGGCCTTGGCGTGAGCCTCTATGCGTTTGGCGGCCTCTCCAATGCATGTGTCGGCGAACGGTATCACGTGGGCTGGCTTCGACGTTCTCCAGGCATCACGGGAGAATTTCCATCCGGCATCACGCAAGAGGGTTGCCTCATGCATGTCCGCGACGGTAGCAATATAGCAACCAAGTTTGTAAACGATTTGCATTACAACTCGACGATTTTCGCCCGGTGCGTGTACAAGGCAGCTTCGAATTCGTACCAGTCGTCGCGCTCGCTCGCCCCAGGCGTCAGGTAGACTATGGAGCGATCTGGATAGCGATCCAGATAGTCCGCTTGACTGACGTAGACCACCTCATTGCGGTCCTGGTCTAACCAGCGTCGTGTCGATATCCGCTTCCAGCGAAGCTCCCGTTTGATGAGCCGGGCGACCTCGGTGAGGTTACGCCCGATGACTAGGTCGGGATCACCCTCGGTGTTGCGGAACGTTGCCTGTACCATGATGTTATCACTCTGTGAACTAGGATGACATCATGACCAGATCGTTGACGCTTTGTCAACAGTTCTAACGCAGCGGCACGAACGCGATTGTGCCTTCCTTGCCGTCGCGCTCCGCCATCGAACGCAGGGCGCTCAGTAACGTCTCCTGCCCCCAAGCCGGATCGGCATAGGCGAACGTCGTGTTGTCGGGCAGCGCGAAGCTTATGTGGACCGGGTATGAAAGATTGTCCTCGATAAGGTACGCCATATCGACACACGCCAGATGCCACTCGCGGCAGCGAATGTAATCGTCGGGCTCGATCTGGACGCACAGGAAGATGACCGTCAGGTCGCCGTCCGTGTAGAGGCGCGCAGATCCGGCGCTCACCCAGCCCTCGATGCAGTCGGTCTCGAAACCTTTGATCAAGGTCTCGTTCTTTTTCATCAGGGCCTTGTGCATCTTCGACACAGGCTTGCCCCAGCAATCGACTGGCAGCACGACGACGTGCTTTTTCGGCAGCTGATCGGCTTCGACGACGTTCCAGCGCATCGGTTAGACCTCCAGGTGATACATGTCCGCGATGCCGAGCGTCGGCACGCGGGAGAGCGTAGGCGCCTCGTAGACGGGCGCGAGGGCTTCCATGTCCTCAGGAGCCGCGCCGCCGTCCTCGGGCGTGTAGAGGGCCTCGGCGGCGTCCTGCTCAGCCGTGGTGTCCTCGGGAATATCGGTCTCGATCATAGGCTCAAAGCCGGGAGCGACGTAGTGCTCCGCCGTGCCGAGCATGGAAACTGTGCCGTCGTCATTGATGATCATGGTGGTCTCCTCAGGTTAGAGAAAAGGGTGGAGCCCAGCAAGGCTCCACCCTTCGACGTGACGGGGCGAAAGGAGGGAAACTCCCCGTCAGTAACCGATCTTCGCGAGCCAGCCTTGCAGCGTCGTGCGAGCGACGCCGGTCAGGCGGGAGAAGCCGCGCTGCCCGTTGCGGGCGACCATGTCCTTGATGGTCGAAGCACTGAACTCGGCACCGTTGTGGACGAACACCGGCTCCTCGGCAGGCGACGGGGGACCGTCGTCGTGCGTCATGGGCGGGTTGTAGTTGTCGTCCCGCTCGTCGTAGTCGTCGTCAAGATAGTTGTAGGCATCGTCGCCGTCGTCATCGGCGCAGCAGCCGGTGCTCAGATCATCGCAGTTGTCCGTGTTCTCAGGCCACGCGTCGTAGTCGGCGACCACCGGCCGATCCTTGAAGAACTCGCGCGCTTCGTCCTCGGGGACCTCGCCGACGACTTCGTACGTCCACGCACGCCCCTTGGCGTTGTTGTAGTCGTTAGGGATCGCGACGACGTCAGCCGGGTTGATCTTGACGATCATGACGCGGCCTTGGCCACCGTAGTAGCTCGGCAGGTAGGTGTACGAGCAGAAGTGCAGACCACGCGAGCACGTGTTGTAGCGGTCGGGATCGACCTCGGAGCGGGGCATCGAGGGCTTGTCGCCGATCATGTTGCGGACGCGCTCGCCGTTGGTGCCGGTCGAGTAGGAGTAGTAGTCGGTATTGACCTTCTTGAAGGCGATCAGGTGACCGTCCTCGGTCAGCGGCATGTCGTTGCTTTCCAGCCAGATGAAAAGCTCCTCGTAGGCCGACAGGTCGGGGTTCGTCTCCGCCAGCTGCATGAAGCGAGCGAGCGGTCGGACGTCGGTGCCGGTCCGCAGATGCTCCAGCATGCGCGTGGCGATGACGTTGTGCGTCTCTTTGCCGTCGAACAGAACGGCGTTGTCGCAGACCTGGACGCGGCCCTCGGTAATGCGAGCGATGTACGCCGGAATGTCGAGCAGGATGCAAAGGTCGTGCTTCGCGTCGGCGAAGCTGTCGTAGTAAGGGAGGTTCTTGAGCACGTCCTTGACGGCCGAGTAGTTCGGATGTGTTTCGTTCAGCGTCCGCATGCGGCCATCGACGAGCACGTTGATGGATTTCGGAGTGATGGTGTACGGGATCGACAAGTTATGTTCCTCCTCTTTGGTCAGGTGTGTTGACGCGAATGTATGCCTATGGCGTCTTGCTGTCAACGAAATTGACGTATTCGATGAAAGCCTTTGTCGACTCATCGTTAAGCGAAGTATAAGACTCGAAGATGCTCTGCATCAGGACGTACTTTTTGTGTGCGGCATCCGCGAGCTTGTTGATCTCGTCGCGCACCGTGGTGTGCGAGACGATCGTCTTGAAGCGGTAGTCGCTGTCATCTTTGAGCAGCCGGTTCAGCAACCCGACAAGCCGCACGCCCGCATCGGCCCGAGCAGCAGCGGCAGTGATTTCCTCGGTGCGCTCGACCAAGGTCTTGAACGGACCAGCGACAAGCGCCGTCGAACTGACATGGTCAGCAATGACGTACCAGTTGTTCGCCCGCGTGCTCAGCTGTTTGTAGCCGTTGAAGGCCAGCGCTGCGCGGTCGGCATCCGTCACCGGATGCTTGACGACGGCGGCCTTCGCCGCGTCGGCAATCAGGTCGAGAACGTTCACCCAGTCATCCGACTTTTTCAGCACGCCGCTGATCGACTTGCTGATGCCGTAGACGACGGCAGCATCATCAAGCAGGCCGAGCTTTTTCGCATCATTGACGATGTCGGCAGCCGCATACGTCCCGAGCGTACGCCCGTCGTGGGTGACGTCGCCGCGCTCCAGGTTGACGTAGTAGCCGCCTAGCGTGACGTCGATATCGACGTCCCGAAGCGCGCCGTTTCTCGCCAGTTCCTTCACCGAAACCCGCTTGCGGGGACCGGACTTCGTCGGGTCCTTCGGAGGCAACGGCATGGTCGAAGCCTCGACGATCGGCGGCTTGCCGCAGTACGCGAGGAAGCGCTTGAACGTCTTGCTGTTGCGCGACGTCTTGATCCAGACGACGGACGAACGGTTGCCGTTGAGCATGTAGTTATGCTTCAACCGCTTCTCGACATGAGAAATGCCGTCCTCGGTGTACTGGACAACGATCTTCTCGCCGGGCGTCACCGACACATACCGCGTCCGGTCGAACTTGAACCCCTTAGCCCGTGACAGCGTCGTGGAGCCGACGCGCATGAGCGAAAAATCGCCGGTCTTGTCGGCGTGCTTGTCGATGTCGTGCAGATCGAAGCTGCCCGTGACCTTACGCCCGCGCCACACGATCTTGCCCCGTGCCGCCTCTTTGATGCCGTCCGGCACGCCGGTTGAGCCCAGCAACTCGTTGTAGAGCTTGTTCGCCTCGAAGAACGTCTTGCAATCCGCGATCTTCCCGAAGAACTTCGCGCGGATTTCGTCCATGATGCCAGCCACGCGCTTGGCGATATTCTCGCACGTCGTCTGGTCGTAGCTGAGAGCTTCGCGGTTGGCGGCGATATCGACTTCGCCGATCGGGAAGTCGACCACGAGCGACGCATCGAGGATGGAGAGCTTTTTGCCCTGCCCAAGCTTGGCTTCGACGGCGCTGCGGTCGATCGGATAGACGACGCAACCCTGGCGGGCGCGGGCCGTGTACCCCTGAGACAGTAGCCACCAGCCGTCGCCCTTCATGTGGCACTCGGAGTCGCCCAGCGACTTGATCGACGCGTTGCGGTTGCCGGTCAGGTTCGGGAGAACATCGAGGCCTGCGCAGAACGTCTGCGCCGCCGAGAGGAAGGTGTAGACGTCGGTGGACTTGGTCGGGAACGTGACCTCAAAGCCGGTCGGCTCGGTCGTGTCCTCCTCACCCATGAACGCCAGCTGGGGAATGTAGTCCTCGCCGATGAAGGCCGAGTAGGAGCGCTTTTTGCCATCCTTCCAGGCCGTGACCGTGAACGTGTCGGTGTAGGCGAAGGGGCTCTTGCTGCCCAGGCCGAGCTTGCCGACCGTCTTGTTGCTGTCCTCTTTGCTCGACTCGAACACGGTCGTATAGAGGTGCATGATGCTCTCGTGGGAGAGCGACGTGCCGTAGTCGCGCACAGAGAAGTAGGGCTCGAAGTTGGTCGGCAGATGCAGATCGAAGGGGACGTCGCTCTTGCCCGCCTCGGCGTGGCTGTCGAACGCGTTGGAGCAAAGCTCGCGGACGACGGCGAGCGCCTTGTCGGAGTAGAGGCCGTCGATCAGAACCTTGAAGGCCTTTCCGTTGGCCTTGATCGAGAACTGAGAGACCTCGCCGACTCCGGCGACCGTGATCTCACGCGGGGCGATGGACGATTTCATTTTCAAAAGCTCCTTTGGGTGTTGCTGCACCGTTGATGGAGCGGAACGTAAGCCAGATTGTCACGCGACGCAAGCGACGTCAGCGTTCATAGTTAAAATGTCATTTCTATTGACAAGGTCTTAAAATTCGTTAACACTCGGCATGAAACGTCACGAGGACACTCCGATGCCTATGAACATTATGAAGCTGCCCACCACGACCAGCGACGAGTTTCTTTGGCTCGCCGTGCATCTGGAAAACATGCAGCACGGCGGTATGCAGCTGGGTGTCCTACACTTGCGGGAAATGATGCTCGCCCAGTGGGCGGTAGAATCCGGCTGGGGAAAGTCTCGGCTGGCGCGAGAGTACAACAATTTTGCAGGCATGAAGTGGCGTGACTTTATGAAAGAGCACGCCACAAAAAAGTGGTACAAGGCGAACGATGGCGGCAGCTTCTATTGCTACTTCGCCACACAGGCTGACTTCATTCGCGGCTTTGTGCATCGGCTCGACAAGCATCCGATGTATGCCGGGTGGCGCGAGAAGTCGACAACTCCCGAAGGCTTCATTCAATTCATCGGACCGATTTGGGTCGGCCTCGATGCGAAGCGCAACGCCGAATACGTGCGGAAGGTGATGCGTGTGTACAATGATCGCACGAAAGGCACCATCACCCTATAGCGAGGTCTTCCATGCGCACTCTCTGGCCTATCGGAGCGGCGATAGCTGCTCTGTGCTTCGTGCTTGCTGTCACTCTCACTCCGGCGAAGGCAGGCATGACACCGCCTGGGCAGCCGCAGCCGAGCGGTTTCACAATGCAGCAGGAAGTGGACATCGTCACACTGGGCAGCGGCGTCGGCGCGTTGCGTCACTGTGCACTCAAGTTCCAACAGCCGAAGTTCGAAGTGACGGCCAAGGCCATCTTCTTCAACATTCTCGGCCCGTTGTTTGATCCGGCAAACGCACCGGGCGGTCGCCGTGATCGCCTAGCGAACTACACGTTGAAGGCCTTCGCCATCGGCAACAGCGATGGCGTCTGGCGCAGTGCTAAGTGGAACGAGACGACGCAGGAATGGGACGCGGTCACGCTTGCGACTGATACCATCGAAGCCTGCGAAGCGCTCGATGATACGCTGCGGGATACCGTGACGGCGCCGGGCAATATCTACAACAGCGGCCCGGTCCTCAAGGAATACAGTGATGGCGACGCCTAAGCTTGCCGGGGACTATTCCGGGCCGAAAACACAGCTGCTGGAATGGGAGAAGCAATTCTTCCAATCCAGCACAGTCTACTGGGATCGAGCAGAACCTGCCGCAGAACGCCGTATGCAGGTGATCGCAGTCTACCCGATCATTGCGGACCGCAACCTGATCGACCCGTGCCAGGACATCGTTGATGACGCGCTCGCTTCGGGCAATGACACGAAGCTGGAAGCTGCTCTCAATTGGGCGCGCATGCGCCAGAGTTTCTACGCTTATCTGTGGGACAATAAGATGGGTCTACGTCCCGCGATCGAATACGAACTGACGGTCAACTACGTCGCGCAGTGCAAGCTGGTCGACAAACTGGATGGGACAAAGAGCAGATGGCTGAATTGACACCGGCGCCTGGGTATCTGTGCTGTGGCACGAAGGCGCCCGAGGCCTACGCGTTCGAGATCGCTGGTGTGCCGTTCCACGTCCACCGGCACGTCAACGAGAAGGGCGAGGCGGCGAAGCGCTTCAAGAACAACTGGCAGGTGAGCCACCAGGGCATTCCTGTGGGCAAGCTTGTGGCGCCCACTGCCGAATTCGTCGCCAATACCCTGGAATCGATGTGGGGGCAGGTAGACGCACAGAAAGGCGCTGGGCGGGCGATGGAATGCTTCCGGGAAATCTATATCGAGAACTTGGCCCGGTTCAATAAGGTCAGTTCCCCGAGTACGACTTGAAGGCAGCGGCGACCAGGGTGACGACCGCCGAGACGACGACGGCGACAATGGCCGTGATCATACCGCCACGGGTCTCGATCTTGGTCAGCCGAATCTCGTGGTCCTGGAGCTTATCGCCCTGTTTGGAGTGAGCCGCCAATAGCGCATCAATCTGTTCATGGCTGCTTTCGAGCTTGCCCAAACGTGTGAGTGCGTTGTCCATTTTCTCGTCGATACGAGAAACTAGACGCAGCAAGATGCCGTCGTGTTGGGGCTCGTGGTCTGCCATAGTAGGGGTCCCGACATGGTACTGCATCCTCGTGAGTTGTACTAGCATTTCGGGTCCTGAATGTCAACTCTAGTGACCATTCGTCAACCATTCCGCACGGTGTCACTTGCAATGTCACCGGGGCAGGCGCATCTTCCCGTCCATCGGCAGCAACCGACGAGTTAGGAGGAAAACCCAGTGGCACGTGCAAAAACACTCACCGACGAGCAGCTAGCCAAAGTGCTGGCCAAGGTGGACACGATGTCGGGCAATCCCCTGCGTGATTATGCCGCGATCCTCCTATCGTTCCGGGGCGGCCTCCGGGCCTGCGAGATCGCCGGGCTGTCCTGGCGCGACGTCCTCGACGCCGAGGGCAAGGTCGCTGACACGATCGAAATCCCCCCTGGCATCGCCAAGAAAGGCGCGGGTGGCACGGTCCCCATGCACCCCGCCATCAAGGCGACGCTGGAAGCCATGCGGGCGAAGTACCCGGCGCACTGGCTCGGCGCCCGTGAGCCGATCCTGCGGGGCGTGCGTCAGACCCGGCTCACTGCCAACTACGTCCAGAAGCGCCTCGGTGCCATCTACGGCGCTTGCGGCTTGATCGGCGTCACCTCGCACTCAGGTCGCCGGAGCTTCCTGACGGCCCTTGCGCAGCGCGCCAACGAATATGGCTGCTCGCTCAAGGACGTCCAGCACCTTGCCCGGCATGCCAACATCGGCACGACCGAGGCCTATATCGATCCGTCCGCGAACGTCGGCAAGATGGTGAGGGCGCTCTGATGACTATCGAGATCAAGCACAAAACTTTTGCCAACGATAGTTACCACTACGTCAGCGAGTTCTGGATCGATCTTCCGTCCGGTGACAGTCTCTATTTCTGGACGATGGAACACTGCTGGTGGGACCGGAGCGAGGAGTGCCAGAAGGAAGCTGAGGAACACAAGGTGAAGCTCGCGGCGCGGTTGCAAGAATTGAAGGGGCTGCTCTGATGAAGATCACAGGCGGCCAGCTACAGACCCGCGCGAAAGAGCTACTTGAGAACCCCTACTACCTCGCCTACGCGCTGGCGACCGGTTGCGAGACGGCGGGCGAGGCGTGGAAGCGCGACGGCTATGCCTTACCCTTCACGCAGTGGATGCGGGAGCGCTGGCTGGAAGCCGCCGTGCGCTACAACATCGCCAGCAGCGGCGACGCGGTTGGCATGAACTCGCACGAGCTTGCCGGGTGGACGGCGGTGTCGATTTCGCGGGATCAAATCTGTGACGTGCTGGCAGAGCACGTTACGGAGAAGACGGAGGCCTACTGATGACCAAGCAAATATTTTTGGTTTGGCGGCACAACGAACACAAGACACTCGACAACACGTGCGAGGCGTATTGGACCGACGAACTAGCCGACGCTCGTGTGCTTCAGAAGGCCATGTTCGCCGCTGACAAGCACGCTGGTGTGTCAATTCTGGCAGTGGAGCAATCGCAGAACACGCCTGTCTAGCCCAAACGGCAGAGGCAGCCACCGCCGTCCTAAGGCATT